TTGTATTGTGAAACCTGTACTATGCCTGGTAGAACATTATTAACGTATGACCATAGACAGTTAGCAACTCCATATAGAGTGCCTTATAGTCAATCACAATATGATCCAGTTACACTGTCATTCTTAACTGATTCTAATTTTAATACTAGAACATATTTCGAAACTTGGCAAGGTGCTGTTTTAAATGTTTCTTCTAATACAGTTAATTACTATGATGAATTTGTATCTGACATAAGAATTATTTTAATTAATCCTGATGGATATGATAGTGAATATTACGTAGATTTATATGAATGCTACCCTTTAACAATTGGTCAAGTAGATTTAGGTTATGCTAATGATGGTTTTGCTAAAATACCAGTAACTTTTTCCTATAAATATTGGCAGTCGAGTACCGATGATACACAAATAATGAGATTTCAATAAATAATAACAGTTAGGTAATTACCCCCGTAATTACCAACTTTGGATACTATAACAAAGGTGTCCTGTTTCTGTTATTTATACTACAAGGAAGATACTATGTCAACAACTTTTAAACCATATACATACCTTATTGGTTGGTCAACTTTAAACAAATTTTATTACGGTGTCCAGTACGGTAAAAAAGCTAATCCAGATAATCTTTGGAACATCTATTTTACTTCTTCAAAATATGTAAAAGAATTCAGAGAACTTTACGGCGAACCTGATATTATCCAAATTCGCAAAGTTTTTGAAACTAAAGAACAAGCTATTCAATGGGAATTTAAGGTTATCCAACGAATGCATATTGTTCAACATAACAAATGGTTAAATCGTTCATTAAATGGTCAAAAGTTTTTTAATAATGGTCATACAGAAGAAACAAAACAAAAATTGTCAAATTCATTACAGGGACATGTTATTAGTGAGGAAACAAAACAAAAATTGTCAAATTCATTACAGGGACATGTTATTAGTGAAGAAACCAAGAAAAAAATTGGTGAAGGTAATCGTGGTAAAATTGTTAGTGAAGAATCTCGTAAAAAAATGAGTAAAACTAGAAAGGGTAAAATTCGCACACAAGAACATAGTGATGCAATCGTTCTGGGATTAAAAAATTCAAATAAAAATAAAGGTATTAATAATTGGAAGTTTGGTAAACCTTGGGATGAAGAAACAAAACAACGTATAAGTGAATCAAACAAAAATCAACAAAAATTTGAATGTCCACATTGTAAAGGAATGTATATCAAATCTAATTTTAATAGATGGCACAATGATAATTGTAAACTAAAGGAATAGTTATGACTAAGATAAAAGAATATCAAAATAAATGGGTGTATAATAATTCACCATTTGAAACTTGTCAACAAACTGATTATGGTTTTTTATATGAAATAAAACATAATGATACTGGTAAAAAATATATTGGGAAGAAATTATTTTGGAATACTAAAGGTGATTTAGAATCAAGTTGGAAACAATATTACCCATCAGCTATTGACAAAGCAACTTATTTAGAGTATACTAGAAAGATTGTATCTATACATGATAAGAGTAGTTATGAGAATCAACGTCCTGATATATATGATAATAAATGGCAATTCAGAGAAAAAGATTTTGAACTAGAAGACATACCAAAAAATATTGATTCATTTGTCTATATCATTGAAGATACTTTGAATAATAAATGGTATATAGGGAAGAAAACTTTCTTCTTTAAAAAGAAAAAGTTGATTAATGGTAAAAATAAGAATGTAAAAATTAACAGTGATTGGCAGTTTTATTACGGCTCAAATGAATTTTTACAAGCTGAAGTTAAGAATAATGATAAAAGTCTTTTTAAGAGAAACATATTACATTTATGTCAGTCAAAAGCAGAAGCATCTTATTTAGAACTCAGAGAACAAATTGAACATAGATGCCTAGAAAAAGAAAACTATTACAATCATTGGATTGATGTGTCTATAACCAAAAGTCATTTAAATAAATTTAATGAAAGAAATAGATATAATGAAATAAGTAAACAAGATTAAATAATAGTAAGCTTTTTAAATTTTGCTTCACTGATAGCTTTACCATCAACATAAATTCTAGCGGGGAATTGGTTAAATAGTTTACCCTTTGAAGACACATTGACAATAATATTTTGTTCAACTCTTACATTCAAAGTACCAAGTTTACCAGTAATATAAAATCCAGTTGAATTTAATGAATGACATTGAATGTCAGTGATATTTCCAATTTTACTAACTATTTTTTGTTGCCAAGCTAATACTGTCAAAGTGGCGTATTTATCCGCAACAACTTTTAGTTTTTCTTTACTTAAAGTATAAACCGTTTCGCCTGGTCTAGTGCAACCTTTGTCATAATCACAAACGGGTTTGATAGCTTCTTTAAACAAATTACCACAACCACTATTGTAAATACCATTGAATTTATTAGTGAATTCTTCAGTAAGTTCTTTATATAAAGAAGCAACATATTCTTGATAATTCAAGCTTATTGCTTCTTCTTTTGTTTTCAATACTTCATTAATAGTGTTCATGATAAATTATCCTTCAATTGTCTTAATTTCAGGATAATTTTAATTTAATTTTTAAATCGTGTCAACTGTTTTTTGTTCTATATCTAAAGATTTTATCAACTGAAGAGCCGCTTCAAAAAACAGAACTGCTTCTTCTTTTTCAAAGGAAATGGTTTTAAATTCTTTATCAAATTCATCCATCAAACCAATACTTATTGCATATTTGCCAATTTCAAGATTCATAGTTAATCTACAGTCATCCATGTCAGTAACAGTTAAATCAATTTCTCTAGTAATACTGTCTGGGTTATCAACATCAAAATCTTCCATAAAACATAAGTTGATTGATAATGAACGTGTAGTTCCATCTGAGAGTTCAAGACTCCGAACTTCACAAGAATCATTTAAATCTAAATTATACAAAAAACCATCTATAATTTGTGCTATTTTCATATTATCTCATTTATTTTAGTTTAAAGATTGGATAATATCAACAAAAATTAAGAAAGTCAAATGATTTTTTTATATTTTTGACCTAACCAAGTCAATAATGATTGATAATAGAAGGTATCAGCATCATTTCTAACCCACCAAGTTTCAAATTCTTTTTCGATTCCACGGGAAATATTATCTAAATCATCTTCAGTTATTTTGTCAATAGCTTTATGTTGTAGAACTTTGATTCCTGAAATTATCAATAAAGCATGTTGTGCCTGTTTAGTAAGTTGTTTATTATCCATTACCATTTTCCTATAATACAAGTGCTTTGGCTGAACTTAGTTTTTTGATTCATCATACAACCACATTTACCACAAATCCCAATTAGGTCGAATCTCGAATCTTGTAAGAATTCACAGCCTTTGCAAATATTTCTTCTTTCTTCTTGTTTGGATGGTTCAGCATATTGAACATTTCCAGTCACAATGTCTTTCGCAACATCTAATATCCCATAACTCATGTGTAAGGCTCCAATTGTCTTAATACTTCTGATATTTTACATGCTGTTTCTGATACAAATATCTGATAAGTATCTCCACAACAACCTGTTTTTGTTTTTAGTAACAAACTATTATCATTTTTTAATAATAGGTGCAACTGTCTTAATAATTCTAATTCTTTTTCCATTATAAACCACCAAAAGGATTGTTTTGTGAAAAATCAATTAATGTTGGTTTGCGATTTTGGACTGCTGTATTTATACCAAAAGCCAAATCAATTTCATTGGTGTTACCTGTAACCATATTATCAATAGCGGCATTACCAGTTTCGAATTTTTCATATCCATAAGTAAATAATTGGCAAGTAATATCCCAAGTGAAATATTTACCAGTTGGCCAGAAAATAACATCTTTACTTACATGTGTAATTTCAAATAAATTATTTGTAAATGAACCCCATCCTGTTGGGTTATCTATAACATCTCCAACATAAATTAAATCACCCTCTAGTGGTCTACTTCTCATTGGTATATTCAATTCATCAAATGAATCTTTTGACATTACATAAACATTGATGTATATTGTCCAAATCCAAATTTTGACATAATATCACCATCACCACCATCGGCGCCAACATTTTTAAAATATACTTCTACTTGAAAGTTTGATAAAAATGATGTCTTTACTGATTCTTTAAGAATGTCATCAGATAAGGTAATTCCATTTGCTAATGGCGTAGAATCTTTTAATTCATCGGTTCTAGGAACATAATATACATTGATTCCAGTGATACGTAGATTTTCCCTAGTCAGACTTCGATATAAATCTTGTTCTGGTTTTGAATGCAAATGATTAAAAAATGATGAAGTTGTCATATAATTATCCTTGTTTATTTATTCTTTGTTGAGCGATTTTGAAATATTTTTCATCTTGTTCAATGCCAATAAAATTTCTATTAGTATTCATACAAGCAACACCAGTTGAACCACTACCCATACAATTATCAAGTATAATATCACCTTCATTTGAGTAAGTGCGAATAAGAAATTCACATAAATCAACTGGTTTTTGTGTTGGATGAACTCTTTTGGTATTATTGCATTCTTTCATTTGTTTTGGATAATATAATACAGAAGTAGGATATTTTAAATCTTCTCGATATTCATCACTTTTCTTTCTTATACCACTTGATGTTTTAATAGTTTCATTAGTACATGTTGCCAACCCCCGTTCAGGTCGTCTATCCTTAATTGGCTTAATACTCATTTGTGGGTTATATGTGTTTTTATTTGAAAATAAAAGTATATTCTCATGTGCTGGAAGGATTCTTTTTTTTGCCAAAACAAAAGCACCACCTACACATTTATCCCATATTAATTCATATTTAAACATTTTGATATTACTCATTATTAATGCACTGGTAAACGGCTGATTACCAAACAATAAAATGGCCCCGTTAGGCTTAATCAATCGGTTGTAATGCTCCCATAGTAAATCAAATGGTATTACTACATCCCATTTACATGCAATTGTGCCATAAGGTAAGTGACACAAGATCATATCAATACTATTAGCTTCAATTTGATTCATTACGTCTAAACAATCACCATGTATAAGTTTATTATTTGTCATTTTTTGAACCATAGATAGGGTATCCAGTCAACTAGAAATTCACCATCGGACAAAATTATTTTATCAGGAAAATTCTCACCTTCTATTTCATCCAGATATAAATCCCAATTATCATGGATTTTATCAATGAATGCTAATGGACTACCTCTTTTTATATATCGTCTAATATATTCATATTTTAATGAGTGTTCAGGATAAACTAATGTATAATTTATATTATACTTTTTTAGTTGCTCCCTTACTTCTTTATGTGAGGATATTAATACAAAGTCAGGTTTATCAAATTCTAATACAATCTGTAAATGTGCAATGTAATCATGGGGAAAATTGGTTTTGAATTTACTAGAGTCAGAATCAACAATTTTATAATTTTCATTGAAGTCATTAAAAAATGTTGTTTTACCGACACCAGGAAACACAGCTATTATTCTTGTCATTAATGTTTACCTTTTAGTTATAATTATGGATATTTAGTAAAAAAGATTTGACACTTAATTAAAATTTAGATAAAATATAGTCATGTTTAAAATTAACGGAAAAATGTCATGAATGCTGATAAAGTTTTAAGAAAATTACAAAAAAACGGCGCAACTACCAAACAACTTAAATATTTTGGTAAGTTGCAAGAAATTGAAGTCACATTTCCTAATGGTAAAGTTGGTTATTTTGCTGACGATGCTTTTTGGTACGTTAGCGGTAAAGACAACGCAAGTCAAGAAACAGAACGTCGATTCTTTGACAACGTTACTCAATTGATTAAATGGGGCTTAGCCGACTAAAAAATCTATTGGAAGTTGCCATGTAGAAATCAATTCTTCTTCTAATAATGCTTTTTTATCCATATATTGCTGTAAAATAGCACTCCCATTGAGTACCATTCCACTTGGAAGCTGAAATCCATCATACTTGGTTAAATTAGTTCCCCATTGAATACCAATTAACGCAGTTGTGTAAGCTTTTAACCAACCGTTGTTCCAAATATCAGGATTTTCTTCAGGTAAAACTTTTTCTTACACTTCCATTAACAGATAACTATTTGCTTTGAATTCGGCCCAGTCGGTATCAATTAATAATTTTCCTGAATAACGATTAAAGCGAATCATTTTTTCTCTATTAAAGAATTGATTGATGGTTTGTATATATTGTTGTTGTATCATATACGACACTAAATTACCTGATGTAGTAATTGTATTACCCACTGATTGTAAAATAGACATTTGTTGTGGGTTATCTAAATTATTATAAGAATTTTGTGGGTATATTTTTAAGATACTGAGTGTATTATCTTCGATTGGAATATATTTGTTAATAACATCTTGTTCTTTTATTTGATACACAATAAAATTTTTAATACTTGCACCCTCGTGAAAGTCCCAGAATTTACTTAATGCGTCATCGACTCTATCTTCTATTTGTTCGTCTGCTACGTTTAGTTCTATTACGGGTTCACCTAATGCACGTCTGCAATAACTTATTAAATCTGTGCGGTTTGAGATAGCCATTTTATTTCCTTTTTATTTCTTGACAATATTGTTTAACTTATTTATAATTTATTTGACTGTTAAATTTACTAAGGAATTATTTATGAATACTATCCAACAACATGAAATTGATGCTCAAATCGAAACTGCTTTACAAACAAAAATGAGATTTGGCTACACTGATACCATATCAGTCCACAAAAATTTCTATCCTTCTGGAAAAGTTGGTTTAGGTTTCAATTTCAAGCAAGGTGTAAATGTAGGCGATATTTATTTAAATGATGATGGCACAAAATGTGAAGTTTTAGCTTTAGTATAAATATCTCAATACATATTAAGGAAAGATAAATGAAAACATATCAAGAATTTACCACCGTAACAGAAGAAGTTGAAGAACTTACTGATAGGCAAATATCCGCCTTAATAAGTAAATTTAACAAAGCTTTTGGAAAAGATAAAGCTGTATTTTTTAAACAAAAAGGGATGATTAGTGTAGATGGTAAATTAGATTACATCAAAGCTAGTATCAAAAAAATGAACAAATTAATTGACAATCAAGGAAAATAAATGAAGACTTTCGATGAATTTTTAACAGAAAATACTGACCCTGGTGCTATTTGGGATTCAGCAACAAATCCACAACGAAAAACCGCCATGTATAATGCTGGATTGATATTTTCAAGCGGCAAATTGGCTGGTAAGCCGATGTATAAGCTAAATGTAAAATGGGCTGAAATAAAAGATGATGAAGATCATCAGGACAAACAAATGTTATTAAGAGTGACATCATGGTTGACTAAAAAATAATAGTTGACAATTTGAAATAATACCTATATAATGAACCAATATTAACAAGTGAGATATGATTATGAATTTTGAAGAACAATTTAAAAAATTTGGTGAAGTGACTGTTTTTGATGTTAAAGACCGCCAAATTGTTACAGTCAAGTTTGCTGATTTTGAGCAAAATATCAGTAAAGCTATAGAAGTTTTGACGCTTGGTAAAAAACTCGGCTTGATTATGTTTCAAGCACAAATGACAAAAGAAGGGGTTTCGTTCTTTGTGAAAAAAGAATACGTAGAACCTGATAAAATCTACGCCTAATTTAGTCGTTGCTTTTACATGAAAAAATTAACATTGATTAAGAATGGAAAAGCAACAAAAATTAAATGTGATTTTTTATAAAAAAGGTTTTGATATTTAAGGCAATGAAATAATTGATCTATTCTATTATGGTTATTGCCTTAATATGTTGACCATTAGAAAGAAAACTAGAATTCAGGTTTCTGAATTTGATTATATATGAGCTAAATTTATTATGAAAGTTAAACTGAATCATAAAAGCGATCAATTGCTATTAATAAAAAATTTACATGCGGCGGTTTGTGATGAACCAATTCGTGTAACAATAAAAGAAGAAGTTACACAAAATGGAGTGATTACTATCATTGAAGGTGAAAGGTCTGAAATTGCTTACTTTATTGATATGATAAAATTATTTATTAACAGTTCTACTGGTAATAGCATCATATAAAGAAAAAGGCTAGATTAAAAACCTAGCCTATTCATTTTTATTTTCTATATGCTTTTAAAATCAATTTACACATTTCTGAACGAACACAATCATCATCGGTAAATCTCATGTTACCAATTTGATCTTCATTTTCTAATCGCCAAATAGCATCAGTTAAACCATTATTACCTTTAATATCTTTTTGTTCGGTATCTCCATCAATAATCATTGTACAATTATCGCCAATTCTTGATAGGAACATTTTCATTTGCTCTGGTGTACAATTTTGTGCTTCATCTAAAATAACGAAGGCATCTTCAAAAGTTAAACCTCGCATATAACCAAGTTGTTCGGCTACAATTTTTTCACTTTTAAACAAATATTCTGTATATCCTTTACCAAAACATTTAACTAATATCGCCACAATTGGTTTTAACCAAGGCATATATTTTTCTTCTTGTGTACCAGGAAGAAAGCCAAGTTTTTCGCCAGCTTCAACCGCTGGTCTACATAAGATAATTTGTTTAATTTTCTTTTCGTCTAGTAATCTTGCCGCTTTTACTATAGCAACATGAGTTTTTCCAGTACCAGCAGGGCCAGTACAAAAAATTACAGTATTTGCGTTAATTATATTTGAATATCTTTTTTGTGCCTCTGATTTTGGTATTAGTTTTATATTTGAAACTTTTGGTGCATTATCATATCGACTTTCATAGTTATCTATGTTTCCTTGTCCATATTGTTGTTGTTGAGATTGTTTAATTTTATCGTTGCGTTTAGTCCGTTTTTTTTGCATTGAATATCTCGATTAGTTAATGTTAGTGAAGTTATGAAATAAAAAAGTTGATTCCTCCTGATTTTAAATATTGTTTGATTTTCTTTTTCCGTAAAAACGATTAATGTCATTTATGGTTAAATAGCCATTTCCTAATGTTTCAGCCAATAGATTAACTAATTTTGATTTTGGAGTACGATAATCATTTTAATTTACAATTATCATTATGCCATCTAGTTAAATTTGTTTTTGAAAAAAATCTGTGGCAGTGAGGACATTCTAATTTTGGTCTATTTTTTGCTAATATTGGTCTATTTTTTGCTAATATTGACATTTTTTGTTTAGTTTCTTCTGACATGTTTTGTTTAGCTAATGACATTTTTTGTTTAGTCTCATCTGTTTTTGGTTTACCCTTACTTGCTAATGATATTTTTTGTTTGGTTTCTTCTGTATGGATTTTACCAAAGAATGGATGATTCTCACCTGATTTAGCTAATGATATTTTTTGCTTAGTTTCTTCTGACATGTTTTGTTTAGCTAATGACATTTTTTGTTTTGTCTCGTCTGAACAATGACCATTACAGTAAAAGTTTTGACCAGCTAGTGAACGATTCAACAATTGTTTAGAACGTACACAATTTAATCTTTGAATAACCTTGAATTCCCATTCGATAGCTTTTTCTTTGGTTATAAAGGTTTTTCTAACTTTGATATATCTGGTTCGCCATAAAGTTCTCTGAATTCTTTTACATATTTTGATGATGTGAAGTAAGTTGACCATAAATTACTTGGGTTTGCTTTAGTACCATATTGAACTCCATAATAAAACTTGTTTATTGTTGACCAACCAATTAGATAAGTATATGGTTTAAAAAGAGTTGACATTTTACTCTCCATTGTGTTATTATTATTTTTTAATTTACTATTATATTATATTATTTATGAAAAAAATTATGTGTTATGGAGTGGGTGGCGCGGTTCGTGATAGTGTATTGGGTTTGCCAGTAAATGATGTTGATTATGTAGTTGTTAATTCAAGTGAATCTGAATTGTTGGCAAAGGGCTTTTCAAAAGTTGGTGCTGATTTCCCAGTATTTTTGCACCCAGAAACTAGAGAAGAATACGCATTGCCTAGAATTGAAAGAAGCACTGGTAATGGCTATAATGACTTTGAAGTAATCACAAAAGATGTTACTTTGGAAATGGATTTGGGCCGACGTGATTTGACCATTAATGCAATGGCAAGATGGGTAGAAGATAAAAATATTATTTTTGATCCGTTTAATGGTTTGCAAGATTTGGAAAATGGTATTTTGCGACATACCACAATTGCATTTGTTGAAGACCCTGTTCGGGTTTTGAGAATTGCACGGTTTGCCGCTCGATTTGGTTTTACTATTGCAGATGAAACAAAAGAATTGATTTCAGAAATGATCAATGAAGGTATGTTGAATTCATTGACTGCGGAAAGAATCTGGAAAGAATTTGAAAAGGTTTTGAAATTGGATAAGCCTTGGATTTTCTTTGAAACATTGGATGATTTGGGTGCATTGGAAGTTTTGTTTCCTGAATTGTGGTTGTTGAAAGGTCAAACACAACCAGAACAATGGCATCCTGAAGGTGACGCTTTTGTTCATACCATGTTGGTATTGCAAGAAGCTGTAAATGCTACTGATGACATTGTTACAAGGTTTGCTACATTGGTTCATGATTTTGGTAAAGGTTTGACTAAAAAAGAAGATTTGCCTAAACATCATGGTCATGAATCTGCTGGTGTTCCATTGGTTGAATACTTTTGTGATAGATTGAAGACTCCAACTGAATTTAAAAAAGTTGGAGTAATGACTTCTCGTGAACATTTGAATATTCATAATTGGAATAAATTGAATCCAAAAACAGTTGTTAAAATCTTTGAACGTTGTGATGCTTTTAGAAACCCTATTCATTTTCAAAGAATGCTGATGGCATCAGTTTGTGATGCTAATGGTCGGGGCCCAACAATTGAAAAAGTGCCAATGATTAAAGTTGATTTGATTATGGGATTGTTGAAAGAAGTAAAAACAATTGATGTTAGTGAGTTGGTAGCCAAAGGCTTTACTGGTGAAAAAATGCGTTCTGAAGTACAAAGAGCCAGAATTAATAAGTGTAAATCATTTAAAAATTAATTTAATTTTATGTTGACGACATAGGGTAATTGAATTATAATTATCCTGAGTTCGGAAATTAACAACAAATTGAAGGTGACTATATTATGAAAACTAAAACAACTAAAACAACTAAACCAGCTATCAGATTCTTAAAGCATTTTGTTACTGATGGTAGCGTAAAAGCCAAAGTCCATTATTCACATGGTCAAATTTATGTTGACACTAAAATTGGGGCTAGTGCTGGTTTCAAAGAATGTATCACGCTATATGCAAAAAGTTATAGCGATGGGCCTAATTTGAGAAAAATATTTCGAGCCGCATATCAAAACGATACTGATATTATGACTGATTATTTTGAAGAGGGAAGAGTAAGAATTTTTCCAGAAAATGAATTATTTGCAGCCGCACTTTTGCTTTGTAATTAAGGGATTTATCATGACTAAAAAACAATTAGCTATAATTGAGCAATTTAAACAAAAATTAGTTGCTTGTGGTTGGGTGTTAGATTATAAAGGTGACTATTTTAAATCTATTACCTACAATGAAAAAACATTCAAGGTAAGGATTAAATTCAATAAAATCTCATATCGTGTTGATTATTACACTTCATCAAAAGATTGGGTTAAATTGAATTCTGACACAAAATATTTAAAAGATTTACCGATTGAAGGACAAGTTACAATCGGTAATAAAAAAATAACTATTGATGTTATTGAACTTTAAACAGTTCCGCCTGATAGCGTACCTTGATTATCTCCAACAAATGTTACATTGGATATGCCTTGAATTGCATATCCTTGTGCGCCACCAGATGGGTATGTATTCGAATATCTACCTGATTCCGCTTGAGAAATGTTGCCATTCATGGTTATACTACCACCAGCACCTGACCAACCAATAGTATTAACGTATACACCATAACCACCACTATTTAATGATGCATTTCCTCCTGTTCTTGGTGCGTATGAACAATAACCAGCGACTCCATAAGGCGCACCACCGCCACCACTAGCATAACTAACATAACTTGAACCACCGCCACCCATACCACCAGATATTCTATTATTTGTATTATTGATTGTGAGTTT